TCCAGAAGAACTACAGATCAACCTGGACCGGGTTAGCCACATTATAACTGATATGCATTGTGATGGGGCAAACGGTATGGGTAAACTAAAAATCATAGATACTCCAATGGGTAACATTGCACGCAGCTTGTTAAAAGCTGGTGCTAAACTGGGCGTTAGTAGTCGTGGTAGTGGTGAAGTGAATGAATCCGGTAAGGTTTCTCAGTTCGAAATGATTACTGTTGACATTGTGGCCCAGCCCAGTGCACCAGATGCATACCCTAAGACTATCTATGAAAGTTTATTTAACATGCGAGGGGGTGAAGTAATGTTCAAAACCGCCCAAGCAATAACACACGATAAAAGTGCAGAAAAACATTTAATGAATGCAATTAATTCATTCATTAACGAACTAAACAAAAAGTAAGTAGGAGACTACTATGGCAGTGACATTTAACGAACTACTTGAAGGTGCAGGCTTGTCTGATGAGGCACGCACTACACTTCAAGAAGCCTGGGAGTTACGTCTGACTGAAGCACGTGAAGAATTAACAGCAGAACTTCGTGAGGAGTTTGCTCAACGTTATGCGCATGATAAAGGGTTGATTGTGGAAGCAATGGACAATTTTATCAGCACTAAAGTTGAAGCTGAAATTGCAGAACTTGCAGAAGACAAAAAGGCGCTCGCAGCAGAACAAGTTAAGTATCGTAAGGCCGTTAGTGAACATGCAAAACTACTTGACGGATTTGTAACTGAAATGGTTGCTAAAGAAGTTAAAGAATTGCGTGCAGACCGTAGTCGTGTTGCAGAGCATGTTAGCAAACTTGATGAGTTTGTTACCGAGCAACTTGCATCTGAACTCTCAGAGTTCCACGAAGACAAGAAAGCACTAGTTGAGCAAAAAGTTAAAATGATTCGTGAAGGTAAGCGTCAGCTCACTGAAGCGAAAAAAGATTTCATATCTAAAGCAGCTAATAAAGTCGAAGGCGTTATTAACAAAGTTATTAGTGAAGAAGTCAGATCATTTAAAACCGACATCACAGCAGCTCGCGAGAATGACTTTGGACGTAGAATTTTTGAAGCCTTTGCTACTGAGTACAACACATCGTACTTGAATGAAGCCAAAGAAATCAAGATTGTCCAGAAAACTATCGCCCAATTGGAAAAAGCTCTTAAAGAATCTAAGGCAGCAATTGTTGCTAAAGACGAAGCAGTTAAAATAACTGAAAGCCAATTAAGAGTCGCCCAAGACAAATATGCTCGTAAAGAGAAATTAGATGAATTGATGCGTCCACTAGGCAAAGAGAAGAAAGAAATCATGCAAGATTTACTTGAAAGTGTTAAGACAGCTAACTTAGAGAAGCAATTCAATAAGTATCTTCCATCAGTACTTGATGGCGAAACAGCAAGAGTAAAAAGAGCATTGACAGAATCAGTGACAAAAGAACACACTGGTAATAAGAAGGCAACTGCGCAAGTGGAAGCCGATGACAACACGGAAAGTGTTGTTGAAATAAACACGATCCGTAAATTAGCCGGACTTTCAAATTAATTAGGAGTTAAAAAAAATGGCAAACTTATTTGAAAGCAACTGGTCTGCAACCAAAGAAGCCCTTATGGAAGGCCTTAAAGGTCAACGTAAGAACACTATGGATGTGGTTCTTGAGAATGCTAAAAAGCAATTGTCAGAAGCCGCAACCGCAGGTGCAACTGGTGCAGGTTCAGTCGCAACATTAAACAAGGTAATGTTACCTTTGATTCGTCGAGTAATGCCTAGCGTTATTGCTAACGAATTAGTTGGCGTTCAGCCAATGACTGGTCCAGTAGGACAAATCCACACTCTACGTACTCGTTACGCAGAAACTGGTGGTGGTGCAACAGCTGGTGAAGAGGCGTTGAGCCCATTCAAACTAGCACAATCTTACTCAGGTTCTCCAGATGCTACAGCATCAGCTGAAGGTTCTGCAGGCCGTAAGATGAGCATCCAAATCTTGAAAGAAACAGTAGAAGCCAAGACTAGACGTTTGTCAGCTCGCTGGACTTTCGAAGCAGCACAAGATGCTGAAGCAATGCACGGCGTTGATGTTGAAGCAGAAATCATGCAAGCTCTTGCACAAGAGATTGTTGTTGAAATCGACCAAGAAATCATTGGTTCACTTCGCACATTAGC